GAGGTAATTTATATGGAAAGTTTTGATTTTTGTTTGAAAAATGATTTTGTATATGAGACACTACACCGGAGTGTTAATATGGTAGGGGAACAGATCCTTAGGTTAGATGCATTTTATGGGCATGATTATGGGGAGAAACATCTTTCTATACTAAGTCATATGGGAGACCTTAATGCACAATGGTGGAATCTAACTTTATGTGTTAACTTAGATTTACTTGACACACCAGAATTAAACTTCTATCATGAAGTACAATCAGTTTTACAAACTTGGATTTTAGATAAACTTTAATAGGAGAACAAATATGGAATATCAAACGTTAGTAATGACTAAAGAAGGTGTAGATTTTACTGTAGAAGTAGAGTTTACTTATGAGAAAAAACAAGTAGTTAAGGTACATACGGCACCCTCAGATTGGGATCTACAGTAACTACTTACGATAGAAGATGTAATGGTATTGTGTCCTTTAGGTAATAATGTGTCAAATAAAGTACATTTTACTGATGAAGAGATTATTCGTGCGATTACTTTATCACGTGAAGATTACATCAATGATATGGAAGGTTTTAGTTACAACACTTTTGAATCATGGGATAAAGATAATCAATCTCATTATTTATAAAAATTAGTGACTTATTATAGAGGGTTGCAAAGTGCAGCCTTTTATAGTAGAATCATTTTCAGGTTATAATAGGAGAAGATTATGTTAGGTAAACAGAATATTGTAGAAGATAAAGGTGGAGTGGTTAGATTCGAAGAGAACCTGCTGGTAACTGCATTGGTTGATAACTTTGAATACCAAGGTAGTAAAGGTCTTAACGCATTGAGTATATACTTTCAAGTTAATAACATCCCAAAAGATCATTATTCTCAGATCACACAATTAATAGGTTATAGTATATCTGGTTGGGAGTCTTTAAGCACTACCTCTGATGAGGAATGGGAAGAAGTTACCAAAGACCTTTAATAATAGGAGAATTATGTGAAGAAATCTAAAGAAATACTAGATGGGTACCGTCTTAGTGAACACACGTACTGTATTGCGGATGAGATGTTACAAAAAGGGGTTCTTAATCAATCAAAAGAACAATATAAATCTTGTGGTAGTAGTGATGCCTTAAGTACTTATGTTAATGAATATGAAGATGGTAGTGAGGAGTTTTCTTCTTATTGTTGGAGTTGTTCCCAAAGTTTCAAACAAGACCATTTAGCTAAATCATCTTTGGCAGGAGAGTTTGGTTTAGCAGAAGATGGTCAAGTAGTTGAGAAGAAAACCTTTGAACGTAAACCTAAAGCGGAACCTATTACTCCCACGCAAAGAAGGGATTTGTTTAACTTGACGGGAGGTACAGCAGAAAATAAATGGATCACTAATTCTGCAAAGGGTTATCGTAATCTTAGTGATGAAAGTATCCAATTCTATGGATTCCGTGTAGAACTTAAACATGATGGTAGTGTAAAAGCTTTCTATTTCCCTGAAACCTGTGCTGGTAAGATCATGGGATATAAAAGCCGTCATGACCCTAAAGGTTTTGGTTTCAATAATATTGGGCGCACTGGAGCAAGTAATGACCTTTCAGGACAATCTCGATTCCCTGATGGTGGTCGGACTTGTGTTATAGTAGGTGGTGAATTCGACATGATCGCTGCTCAAGATATGTTTAGAAAAGACCAATGTAAAAGAGGGTATGAAGATTACAATCGTATCGCAGTAGTTAGCCCTACTACAGGAGAGGGGAGTGCAGCTAGTCAGTGTAGAAATCAATATGAATGGTTTGATAAGTTTGATAACATAGTCATTGGTTTAGATAATGATGAAGTAGGTAGAGAAGCCGCGCTAGCTTTAGCAGAGGTTCTTCCCAAAGAGAAGGTTAAGATTGCTAGATGGAGTGGTAAAGACCCTAATAAGATGCTTATGGAAGGCAAGGAACGCCAATTTATGAGCGATTATTATAAAGCTGAAGAGTATATTAAATCCGGTATAGTTGGGTCTTCTAAACTAGAAGAGGCTATCTTTGATGAAATAGGTTTAGATAAAATACCTCTTCCTCCTTTTATGTCTCAGTTACAATCCCATATGGCAGGAGGTATTCCTTTAGGTTATATAGTAAACCTTATTGCTGATACAGGATGTGGAAAAACTACGATAGCTAATGAATGTGTTTATGATTGGATATTCAATAGTCCTTATAAAGTAGGTATTGTTAGTTTAGAGTTAGATACAGGGCAGTATGGAATATCCCTACTTTCTAGACATCTTAACAAGAAAATACAACTATTTCAGACTAAAGAAGAAGCTAGAGAGTTTTTAAACACACAAGAAAATATTGAAAAAAGGAGAAATTTGTGGACTAATGAGTATGGGGAGGATAGGTTCCACCTACTAGATGATAGGGATGGAGATTTAGAATCTCTAAAGAAAAAGATACTACAAATGATCTTGCAATATGAGTGTAAATTTCTTATTATAGACCCACTACAAGATGCTTTGGATGGTTATAGTAATGAAGATCAAGCAGTCTTTATGAAGTGGATGAAGCAGATGGTTAAAAGGTATAAAGTTAGTTTCTTTAATGTAAACCATGTAAGGAAAGAGGGTAATAGTGGTTTCGATAGATTCCTTAAAGAGGCTGATATTCAAGGTTCTAGTGCTATAGCTAAATCCGCAGGTTGTAATATTATCTTTACAAGAGATAAGTTAGCAGAGGATAGTGTCAGTCGTAATGTAACTAAAGTATTTATACCTAAGTGTCGTTGGACGGGTTCTACTGGAGATGGTGGTTTGTGGTACTACTCTTTGGAACAACACACTTTATATGATTTAGAAACATACTTCAAAGATAACCCTGATAAAGTACCTTTTGGTATGTCTGTAGAAGAATTAATAGAGGAGCAAAAAGCTATGCACAGCAGAGATAAAAACAAGAAAGATAATAAGAGTAACAACACAGGTACCAAGAAAGAAAAACCTAAAGCTGTTAATGATAAAGATTTCATGGATGACCTACCTATATGAGTAAAAATTTAGAAAAGAAAGCTTCCTATGAAGGGAAGCTTTATAAGATTAATAATGGGAAAGACCTCATATTTATAGAGGAATATGTATCTTATAAAGAAGTTTATATTACTTTTGAGGGGGATGTAAGGAGAATAAAAACAAATATACATGCTATTAATGTAAATAAATCTGTAAAGAATATATATAAACCCTCTGTTTGTGGTGTCGGTATTGTTGGAGATATGAAAGTAAAAAACAACGGCACTCATTATAAATTTTACTCTGTTTGGGCTAGTATGTTAAAGAGATGTTACTCTTCTAAAGTTTTAGCTGTAAGACCTAATTACAAAAATGTTACTGTTTGTGAAGAATGGAAAACTTTAAGTAATTTTAAAAAATGGTTTGATAAAAATTATATAGAAGGTTATGTGTTAGATAAAGATTTAAAAGTTTTTAATAGCTCTATCTATAGCCCAGATACTTGTGCATTTATACCAAATGAGGTGAATGTGTTTTTAAACAGTAATAAAAGTGTTAGGGGTGCTAGTAAGTATTGTGGGATATTTTTTGACAAAAGAGATAAAAAGTATTACCCTAGGATATCCTGTACCATTAAAGAGGTACCTAGTAAAGGTTTTTATGTTAAAGAAGATGCCATAGAATACTACAAAAGATACAAGACTCTAAGATTAAAAACTTTATTGGATACCTATAAAGAAACTTTAGATAACACTGTTATGGAAAATTTAAAAAACTGTAATATCACAGAGGAAGGTATTGTTTTTTAAAAGTAAAATTTAAATAGGAGGATTTATGACAAAGAAGAAAATGATATTAAACGAGGATTGGTCTATTTATGACCCTGAAGCAGAATCTAGGAGAAAATTAGCTATTGAGACTACTAGAGATCAGCTTTCAAGTCTTAAATATACTAAAGCTTGGTTATTAGAACAATTAGATGATATTGAAGTCGCTATCCAAGAAGAGAAAGAAACTCTTAAAGGTTATGGAGTAGAAGAGTAATTTACACAAGGTGGTTGACAAGTTCGCCACCTTTTTGTAATATGTGTCAGTCAATGACAAACGTAAAAATAATCCACAATAATAGCGGATTCTTACAGAAAAGATGAAGCATTAAAAAAGGAGTTAAAATGTTAACAAAAGAACAACTTGATAAATATACTAATATTCCCAATTGGAGTGACATAGAGTGTGTTGGCTTTTGGGATGACGTGCATACTCTAGAGGATGTTCACACTATTTGTAGTATCGTGGATGACCCTGATACAGGTGAAGAAGTAATATTAGTATTTCATGATCGTCCTGATTTAGATGGAGCTACCGTATTTGACCCCTATGATAAGCAAGAGTATACCATCCCAGAACGCGCTGGAACGCTCAAGGAAGGGTTTAGGTTCTGGTATAGAGTAGGACAATCAGAAAAGGGTTTTCTCTCTGTACACAACTGTTTTGGGTACGATAAACCTATTACAGAGAAAGTCCTGCCTACTTGTGTTATACCTAAAGAAAAATGGGAAGATACCTTTATCCTGAGTAAGATTCAATACTTTGATCGTCCTACTCCGAAGGGTGCTAAAAGTGCTCATGGTCTTCAAGCATATGCCCTTAGAATGGGTATTCACAAACCTGAGATCACAGACTTTACTAAGATGGATGCTTTCATGCTTCACCGAGTTATTGAAGACTGTAAGACACAGAAGTATGCTTCAAAATATCTACAAAAAGAACGTGAGATGTGTTTGAATAAATTGGGTATTGATTTTACAGAAGGTTATAAAAATGAAGTAGATTATGCTATCATTTGTCAGAAGCAGGAAGTGTATGGCACTAAGATTGATTTAGATCATGTGCATAAATGTGTAGAATACCTAGATAAAACTTTAGATGATTTGACGTGTTATATTGAACCTTTATTACCTCCTACTGTGAAACCACAAGGCAGTAAAATCACTCGCAAGGAAATGGCAGAAGCTTTAGGTTATCCTGCAAATGTAGTAGCTAGGATAAAAGATGCAATGGAAGTAGTTAACAGGAACGGAGAACAAATAACAGTACCTGTGAAACCTTATTACAAACCTACTACTAAGTATACTCTAGAAAAGAAGAGTAATGTTTACTCAGGATTTCATTTAAGTCATGGTGATTCTCCTCAGTTTGTTAAGAAGAAAGATCTAACAGATTGGATTAAAAGTAACTACCCTGCTACTAAACCAAAAGAATGGGAGATAGATAAAGAAGAAAAGGTAGTAACGCTATTGAACTCAAATGCTTGTAAATACTTTGACTTACAACCGGAAGATGTAGATGTAATAGGAGGTGCTTACACTAGAGTTAAGTTTGAACAGAGTAAATTATCTCAACATGAAATAGTGAAGGGTTTCCTTATAACACAAGGTGTTACTTGGGCAGAAGATTGGAATCTCAAGAAAGATGTAGATGGTCAGATTATGAAAGCGGAAGAAGATACAGTAATTAGTTATCCATCCAAAGCTTCTTATGAAAATCAAATACACAAAACTATAAAAAAGGGAGAAGCCTTAGTTACCTCTCCTAAGTTTGGAGATAATGAGTATGACCAATTAGAGACCGAAATAGGTAAGGATATCGCCAAGTATAATACACTAGTGCATCGACGTAGATACCTATCTAATGAAAAAGATCCTGAAAATAAAGGTCTCTTATCTGCTATAAGGGCTGATGGTAGGGTTTCTGCAGGTGTTAATAATTTTAATACAAGTACAGGTCGTGGTTCTCATCGGGTAATCGTTAACTTACCTGCAGATGGTGCTGTTTTTGGTAAAGAGATGCGTCAATGTGTTATAGCTGATGAAGGTAAAGAGCTAGTTGGTATTGACCAAAAATCTTCGCAATTATCTATATGTGCTTTTGTAACCAATAATACTGAGTATTATAACGCGGTAGCTACTGGTTTAGAAATGCGTAATGAAGAAGATGGTAGTGAGACCTATGTAGGTACTAGTGCACACTGTGTCAATGCAAGATACTTTAATTTGGTTACTAAAGAAGAGTGGGAGGAAGCAGTTAAGACACAACACGAAGAGTTAGTACATAGTATTACTCTCAGAAGAAAAAAATCAAAGTCGTTATCCTTCGCATCACTTTTTGGGTGTGGTGCTGGTAAATTAGCACTAATGGGTGGTTTTGAGAAGGACGATGCCGCCAAAAAGTTGAAAGCATTCTTAGATAACATGGGTCTTTCTGGTGTTATTGAGTTCCTAGAGTACTGTAAAGAAAAGTATAAAAGGGGTTCTGGTTTCTACATACCAACTTTCAACGGTTACTGGGTTTTCTGTACAGGAATGCATAAAGCAGTGAATTATCTCATTCAATCTGTGGAAGGAGCTATACAAAAAAGAGCTATTATTTTGATGGATCAAGAGATCACTAAAAGAGATTGGATAGGTAAAGTGTATAAAATTTTGGACATACATGACGAAGTACTTTTTGAGTGTGATAAAGGTCTTGGTATAGAAGCTGGAAAAATGGCAATGGATTGTTATACGCAAGCAGGGAAAGATTTGTTTGCTTACTATAACAATAATAGACACTTATACTCTGGAGGAGAAAAACCATTAATAACTTGTGATTTTGCAGGTTCTTTCTCTGTAGGCACAAACTACTATGAATGCCATTGATTTGTAATTACTGCTTTACAAACATCTCATATTTGCTATAATAGTATGTATGAGATGTTTTGTTTTTAAGAGGGATTATGTGTGATAATAAGTTGAAAAGTTATATAAAAAATTTTAAAAAATTAACCGAAAAGGGTTCCATTATTACTGTTACGGGGCTATCTCATAGGGATAAAAATAAAAACCCTTATCTTATAATTGAATGTTCTATGTGTTCTAAGGATAAAGAACTTTTTCCAGAACCTTTAATTATAAGAAAATCGCACCTAGCTAAAGGATCGTTACCTTGCGTATGTGCACCTAAATCCCCTAAACTATCATGGACTCAATTCGAAATTCTTATTAAAAGGCGTTGTAAAGAGTTAGGTTATAATTACAGAGGTGTGAGTTCTATAGGTAACACTCACTCAACAACAAAAATATTACTACATAACCCAAAAACATCAAATACTTGGGGTACTACTAAAGTCTCAGCCTTTTTAAGAGGTAGTCTAGATCCTAAATGCCCTTATAG